CATGTTATAGTTTTATATATAAATATATGGTAGATGTTAAAAATTATTTTTTATATAAAAATTTCATGTTACCACAATCCCATATCCTATCAAAACCACGTTCTTGCATAATTTCCCATTCTGTTTTATTTGAGTCAAACCCTTCTGACACTAACTTTGATTTTCTAAAGTTAAAACGATGGTATCTTTTAATTTGGGAAGAGGGTTTAAAATACCAATAATTAGGATTGGATAGACCGGCAAACCTCATACCACATTTATGGTAAACAGTTTTTTCATGATTTAACCCAGACCATCTACAATCTGAATAAGTCATAAAAGTTTTTATATTTGTATTTTTTAAAATATAAGACAATAACTTATTAAAGCCACCCCTAACCGAGTGGTAATTTTTATTACAAAACCTAATCAACTCCCAATTAGAATCTTTTGAACCAGTTATTTTTCTTTTACCGAAAGTCATTAAAGAAACTAATTCTTCTTTATAAAAAAGACCGTATCTAATAGTATCTTTTGAATCACCCTGAAGATGATTTTCTTCTAAGAATTTAGATTTAGTACTACTTGTTATTTCTTTTACAGAACATTTTCTGGCATCAATTTTTATGTCGTTTAATTGTAGTTCATTGGAAAGTTTAGATAAAATAATTTCTTTTTGATTTAATATTTCATCCTCAAGTATTTGTATCAACTTGGTACCCACTTTTTCAGCCATTTTAGATTTATTTACATGATAGTTTTTATCTTTACCATTTAACTCACTATGATAATAAAGGCCGTTAACTTCTATACCTAAATTATAATCTGGTAGAAAAAAATCTATCTCATATGGTGAAATAATTTTTCTATTGTTTTGAATATATTTTATATTTTTTTGATTTAAAAATTCTTGAATAAATAACTGTGGTTTAGAATCTTTCTGTGATGGATGACATTTACTACATCTTGGTATGATACCACACCCTAATAAAGTACTTGTAAATTTATGATCACAAACTGAACACTCAAATTCATATGACAGTGATGTGTTACCATTTTTATTTGTCATATAATTAGAGAGTAATTTTAAATTATTGGATTCTAATTTTGGTATTAATTTTGATAAAGTTTTTTTACGAACAGTTTCCTTCTGCTTTTCAACAACCAATCCCATGTCCCGACTATTAATTGTTTTTTGATGTATATCTTTTATATGCCAAATATGATTAACACCATATTTTTCTTGTACAGTTTTTTTAATAGAGCTTAATCTTTTTTCTTTAACACTATCTTTTTCACCCCATACTAATCTACATTCGTCCGAACAAATTTCTTTGGAGTGTTTTTTCTTAACCTCAAACTCTTTATTACAAACTTTACATTCTCTAACTTCTCTAATGGTTTCATCTTTTTTTCGGCCCATTTTTGTCTTACCGTTTCTAACGTCTTCAAAATAACAATCCCTAGAACAAAATTTTTTATCTCTAAATTTAAATTCGGTTTCAAAAGGTTTATTACAACATTGACATGTTAACTCTATTTTCATGGTAAAATATTTATATAAGTTATTCCTACATATATAAATAGTTATTAAAAACAAAAAAGTCCACCGAAGTGGACTTTTTATTTATTATTTAAAGATTAAACATTATCAAAAGATGCTCCTGTAGGAGTAACATTGAACTCGATAATAATGTATTCTAAGGTAGGTATTGGTTTTAAGAATATCTTACCTCTCATTTCATTTCTGTCGATTTCTTCAGGGTCATTAGATAACTGAACTCTAAAATCAGCTAAACCTCTTTCTTTTCTAATATTATCTAAGATTGGGTTAACTAAGTTTAAGAATTGGTTTCTTACGATTTGGTCATTTTGTTCAAATAACAATCTAATACCAACCGCTGTAATTAATTTACGAGCTTGTAACAACAATCTTCTAATGTTAAGTCTGTCAAGAACAGAATCTTTAACTTGTAAGTTTTTGTTACCCCAAATTACAACACCAACATCAGTGAAAGTTGCCATTGGATTAACACGTCCTTCGTAAAGAGTATCTCTATCATCTTCAGTAAGTTTGATACGAGCTTGAAGAGCGTTTGTTAAACCTCTAGTGTAACCAGCCACTGCGTACCATGGGAAAGCTACGTTATCTGTTAAAGCGATGTTACGACAAACTTCAAGAGTTGCTGGTAACCAAACGTTAACATTATTTTCAGTATCTCTTTCTTGAATCCATGGCCAATATGTGGCGGTGTAGTTAGAATCAATGTCCGCTGCGTCTAACAAATCAACTAAAGATTCTGCGTCGTTAATTGACACGGAGTTAAATCCAAAACCAACTGTATCATCAGATGTATCATAAGTTACATTCTCTGGTGAAGTTAAGATATAAACAGAGTCAGCTCTTTGTTCTTCAACCATGTCAATAGTTTCTTGAACTAAATAAGCGTTATCACCGTAATCAATACCAGGTGTTGCTAACACGTTAATGTTAACAGCCTCAGGATTAGCAAAAGTTTTAATAGCGTTAAAATAAGCGTACAAGTCAGAAGTACCGTCTTGAGGCCCAAGTTGGATAAATTGTCCGTTGGCTAAACCAGCTGTAAATCCAGCTTTACCTACACGGTATCTATCAGTATTAGTTCTAGATCTTCTGTGACAATCCCAACCATCAAAACCAAAGTAAGGTACTAATGTAAACTTTCTAGCTACCGCACTTTCATAAGTAGTACCTTGAATAGATAATACATCGGTGAAACCAAATTGACCAACAGAGAAGTTACCTGCTATTGTTGCTCCACTATCCATGTGGAAACCTTTAGTTGTTGCCGTCCAATAAGTATCGTTTTCAGTTAAACCTTTCCATTGGAACATGTCCGAATCGATTCCTTTTGTGTTACTAATACCTAAATAAACTTTTTTAAGTCTTTCATTTGTAAGGTCGTAAGAAGTTTTATAGTCAATAAAAGGCGGTATGTATAAAACATCCGTTGCTGAAGTAACAGTGTTACCAAAATAATCTCTAACAATATAACCTTCAAAACCGGCCGGGAAAGAGTCGGTAGGTGCGTTCTCATTCATAACCATCATAATAAATCTACTATTTAATGTAAATTCACCATCGGCAGTACCAATTCTTCTTGCTATGTAATTGTTAGAACTAACATCTAAATTACATTTAGGGTAACTTTCAAGTATTGAAGGATTTGCGTCAGTATCATTCCACTGTCTAACTATCACATCAAATTGCTTGTTATCAAGGTCAATATTTTGAATTGAAATTTTAATTTCAGTGTTAGCAGCTGTACCATCAGATATTGAAATAAATTTAAATAATTTAATCACTTCATTACCACGAAGTTCAGATACTACCCAAGGAGTTTCAGGTGTTTGATATTGTTGTTTGTAGTTTTCAATATTATCCATATAAACTAATTCTTGTTTTAAACCAAGAATATAGTCATTGTCTAATAAGTCTTGTAACATGTTAGGATAAATTTCTTCTACATAAACTCTAGTTCCTCTATCATGACAATCTTCACCTAACACACCTGTTATGTAGTTTCTATTATTTCTATCTAAAGAAACATCGTATACCGAGACGGCTGATAAAGATATATCTGTATAAGCTGATAAACTAAATTGAGCTAAAGGATTAGTTAAAGTTGGAGTTAATCCACCAATTAAACCTGTAGCGCCACCTTGGTAAGTAGACCAATATAATACATCATTTACGTAATTAGCTCTAGACCTTAAAACAGCTAATACCATACCTTCGTATTGTGTGTAAGCACTAGCACTGTAAGTTACTACTGTACCCGATACTATACCACTTAAAGAAGCACCTGATATAAAAGTTATTGTTGCTGAAACACCAGTAAAATTAGTACCAACAGTCCTGTCAAAAACAATACCTTGTGGGTATGTTGTTGTTACTCCAGGAATAGAAGCGGTAGTTAAAGTTGGTCCATTAGGGAACAATCCTAAGTTGTATAAATACTGTGCATTAGCATCACTAATATTAGAATAAGATGAACCAGTAAAAGAGGCTGTAAAAGGTGTACCAACAATTAAAGTACTACCAGAAACACAGTCAATTGATGTAACAGTGATTAATAAATCTGATGTTGTGTTACCAATAGAAGAACCTGAAATTGTTAAAGTATCTCCAGTTAAATAACCTGTACCTGCTACAGAAATTGTAACTGCGGTAACAGCACTAAAAGAATCAACAGTTACGTCGAAAGAGGCTGCGGAACCACTACCACCAGTTGCTGTAATACCTGTGTAAGTACCAGGAGTACCACCACTGACACTAGTAAAAGATATTGTTAAAATTTGTCCTAAACAGTTGTAGATATTATTACTTGAAGTAACAATTGTTGAAGGATCATAATTTGCTCTTGAAACTATGGCCCAACCAGAACCGGCATCAAAGCCAGTTAAACCTAATGTTCTAGTTACAAATAACTGATTTGATTCAGTTAGATAACTTTTAGCTATGTAAGGTAATTCATACTTTGGTTTATCGTTACCAAATTTTACGGGACTCAAACCACCAAATATTGTCAAAAACTCATCATAGTTTGTGATAAAAATCGGTTCGAAAGCGGGTCCTTTAAGAGTTTCACCTGCCAAACCCAAGGTTGTTACACCTACTTGTTGTGCTACAAAGGTTAAATCTTTCTCTGAAGTAAAGACACCTGGTGATACAAATATTTTTTGTGAAGCCATTTAATTATTTTTTTTCTTTATGTTATTTTTAATATAAATATTGTCAGTTTTTTCAAAAGTTTTTTAAAGTAAAGAATAAATAAGTATTAGTATGACTAGTGTAATACTTTTGTATGACTAGTGTAATATTTATGTAATACTAACACTATGAAAAGAGATAAGAACATAAAAATAACTTCCGTAACACATGAGTTGTTAAAAACTTATTGTGAAGAAAATGGTCTTAAAATGTTTTCTTTCGTTGAAAAATTAATTCGTGAAAGTTGTAAAGAAAAACCTACCGTTACAAAATCTAAAAAAGATATATACGGTGAATAACTAGTTACCAGCTAGTAATAATTATAATTGTCCGTTTTATAAATAATATAGTATTTCAGCAGTTCCCAAAAATGTTGCTGTGTTGCTTAGTGGTGTTATACACACCCACATTTCATCAACTGTTCCATTAATATTAGAACC